TGAGCTATCAAATAAGTATAGGTGCGAGTCGCCTTTTTCAAACGTAATATCTAGGCCTTTGTTAACAAGTTGTTTCGTGTTTAGGTAACCTAGTATTTTGTTTATTTGGTTTGGATCAATCTTTGGTTTAAAACCGTGCTTTAAATTGTGCGTGTCTTTTCCGTGCGTCGTAATAAAACAATAATTACCTACTAGTTCGTAGTCTATAAACGCCGTTTGGTTGGTTACTTGAACGTTTTTTAGTTCGCGTTCTATATAGTGTTTGAAAGACTGGTTTACAAAGTACGCAAAGTCGCCGCTATGGTTGTCGTTGCAAATGTTTCGTATTTTAATAGCCTTATAATAAGGTGCAAGGCTTTGAATTAATTGTACTTTAAACATAAACCCAACGTCAAAAGCTTTTTGATTGCTCATGTTTTGGGGTAACGCGTGGCCGCCTCTAGTCGTTTGAGCATTGAACCCGTCTAAATAGTCGCCTAAATCTAGAATATAAAGCGTGTCGCTGTTCTGTTTTGCTAGCGTGTAACTTACCATTTGCGTAAGGCGTTCAAATAGTATTGTTTCATTCCATTCGGAATCGTACATACTACGCCCTTTGTCGCTGGCATCCATTCCTATATGTACGTCGGTAAAAACTAGCTTGTCAAATAGGCCGTTAAAGGTTCTAGGTTGGCGTTTTTCTATTTCTAGTTTCGGCGCATCTTTAATTAACTCTTTAAAGTCTATATTTTTAATGTCAAAATTGCTGCCAAAAGACGGATTTTTAAAGAATAAACTAGCATCGTTTGTTTTAAGCCATCCGTGCTTTACGTCTTTTTCATCTAGTCCTAGTTCGTTAGCTTTGTTTTTAATGGCTCTATATTGCGCCACTATGTCAAATTCTTCGCGTGTTATTCTAGGTCTAAATTTACTCATAAAACGTTTTTAGAAAACTTAAGCAGCCAGTTTGCAAGAAAGCCCATGCCAAACCCTATAATGAAAAGCCACAAATTAGCTTTTGTTTTCTTATTACGTTCGGTTTTCCACTTAACAACCTCAACTTTTTCTAGCATTTTTATGGTGTCGCGCTTTAGTCTGTATTCAATACGAGTCTGAAATCGCGTTTTAGGCACGAAAGAACGCTTGTAACGCACTATTGTATCTTTTTGGACCAATACCCTTTCCCACATAATAGAGTCCCTTAAAACGTACGGAATTGAGTCAATTGAAGTTATTATAAAAGTGTCTTCTATTGTGTCACAACGGTAACCCTTTTTAATGGCTTTACGGACGTGGTAATTTACCGAGCAACTTGTCGCAAGTATTGTAAATATTACCGACAGAATTAGTTTATTTCGCAATTTCAAAGTGCATCCAGTCATAGTTCTTTTCTTTACCGAGTGAAATAAATCCGTGTTTATAGAAGATATCAATCATTTGCTTGTATTCGGGTCTAGCAAAGCGAGCCGTTCTACTTGTTTCTTTTAAAAGATTTCGTGCGGGGTCTAAGTCTATGGCAATTCCCCAAGCGTGCTTTGACCATGATGAGCCCCCGCGCATTTTGCGAAAGTTGAAACAACCCCCGTATAGGTCTATTCCTAGTTCTACTATACGTTCATATCCGTAGGTAGCTAAAAGTTCGTTAAACACGCTTAAAAACGCATCTGCTACGTCTTTGTGGCAACGCATCTTTGTTACTTTGGTGTTTATGTCCCATGCTATACGCATAGGGTAAGGCAAATTGATAGTCTTTAGATACGTTCCTCTTTCGTTAGGTTGTCCGTATTTGGCTATGGCTTGCGCGGTTGTTATCATTTCAATTCTTCTAATTGCTCTTTGCTACGTAGGGCAAAAGCTTTGAACTTGTCCCAAACATTTACACCAGTAACACTAAAGTAACTTTCGTTAATGCTTTTAATTTCGGTTACTACGCAAAAGAAAGTAAACATTTTTGTTAACACTAGGTCAATAGCAATAAATTGGCCTAGAATGTCGGCTACTACAAATTTTTCAAGTAAGAAAATAAACACAATTGCTCCCGAATATAGTAGGCTTTTGCTAATCGTATGGCTTAGACGTCGCGATCTTATGGAAACCCAGCCGCCCTTTTTAACGCTGCGCCAAATACCAAAACACGTATCTAAAATGATAGCTAGAACGGCAATAAAAACGAGCGGCTTAACGGGCGCCAAAACGGCGAAAAGTGCAAAGGCTAATATTTGAGTTTTAGTTGTCATTTAAAAAACCATTATAGCGTTATTGTAACCGTTGTCGTTGTAACGTTGCCCACAACGTCCAAAACACGTACCTACGCAGTCGCACGCATCAATCATGGGGCGTAAATCGGTGTCGCGGTTTTGTAAGCTAGTGAATAACGGAAACAAATTTTTGTTAGCTAGTAACCATCTAGACAAACGGGCCTCAAAGAAACTGGCTTTTTGTGCATAATGCTCCATAGAAAACGCAACTTCGGCACGGCTTACGCTATTTGAATAGTCGCCGTTTTGTGTTTGTAAGCCTTTGTTTTTAAGTTGGTAAGAAAGACCAAACACGGCATCCTCTGCCGAACGCCACGCCACAACGGGTTGAATGAAAGCTACTAGTTCTTGTTCGTCTTGGGTTAACGTTTGGTCATTGTACGCAGCTAGTAGGTAATTGTAAAACACCGAACCGAGAATAGGTTGTACACGCAAGTCTGATTGCGTTTTAATATACGGGGTTACGTCTGTAACGTCTACGTTCGCCGTTATTGGCGTGTTCGTCTTTAGGTAGTTTTCAGTTATAAAGTAAATCATTGCGCGGGTTGTGTTAAAGGTGGTAAACTAGCCAAAGCGCGTAATTCGTTAGGTGTCATTTGTTCAATAACTTTTTGCGCTACGCTGGCTTCTAAACTACTCAAAGCGTCAACTACTTTCAAAACTTTTTCGTCGCGTTCTACAATAGTTTCATTAATAATTTGAAAGTTCTTTACACTAAATTCAGCGCTTAGACGGCTTACATTTATTAACTCTTGGAAAATTTCTACTACTTGTTCGCGTAAAGGAATAACCACGTTTTTTTCAAAGATTACGTAGGCTTGTTTAATGTCAGCGCCACCACCTAGTGATCCCGTTGTACGCACGCCCATTAAAATAGGGTCGATTGTATGGGCAAAACAAATTTGCTCGGTGTTTAGGTTGCTAGCTTCTTGAAATAATTTGTCGTTTTGGTTGGTTGGGATTGCCTCAATTTTAGGCATCTGCTCTGGTGAGTTTGAAAAAAAGGCTACACCTTTGCCCGCGTTGGCTGCCCCTTTCATGCGGTCTATTGTGTCGCGTAGGGTTTTCTTTTCTTCTTCGCCTTGTGGTTTCTTAGGAAACATCATAGCAAAAGACGGGAAAATACTATTTTGAATGTTCGATTTTGCAAAGTACGAAAGCTCACCCGAAAGAAAAGCGAAGTTTAACGCGCTAGAATACTGCGGTAATGCGTAGTAATCTTGACCGATTGACGGTAATTCGTAGGCCCATAGCTGGCATTTGTCTGGGCAAAGCGGGTGAAATGGTTTTATTTCTTCTACGTCAATTCTACTTGACCAATCCTCGCATAAATAGTAGCGGTCTTTTTTATTATTGATCCGTACCTTTTCGGGGCTTACGTTTTCGATGCTTTTAACCTTTCCTTTGTCGTCAAAATGCAACTTAAAGTAAACACGGTGGTGCATTACTAGTTGTTTTGTAACGGCTTTAACAGACTTTGAAAGCTTCATTTTCTTTTCCCAAGTGTAAAGAGCTAGCTTTTCGTCTGGTGTTAGCTTGTCCGTTTTAATTTCGTAGCCCGCACCGATTGCCGCATTAACTTTAAAGTCTACTATTGCCCCGTGTAGTGGCGACATATAGTAAAGTTGGTTTAAAGTTTCTGGAAAAAGGTTGTCACTTCCAAATGGCACATAGCCCGCCACTTGGTAGCGTCCGTTTACATAAGGCAAAGTAAGGTTACCGCCGCCAATTTTACCAAAAGGTGTAGAGAATGACTGGTAGCCCTCTAGCACTTCGGTTTTAGGTTGTTTGAATCTA